ACGGCGCTCAAGGCAGACTTGTAAGCCTCAAAGCGCTCGACGCGCTGGTCGGCGGGAAGCCCACCGAACAGGTCGTCAATGGAGGGGGCGGCGTAAGCCATTGTTTTCTCCTAGATGGATGGATGGATGGGGGTGAACTTAGACCTGGTCGGCTTGACGCTCGAGACGGCTAGCAGTCGCGAGGTACTCGTTGCGCAGGTTCGGTTCGGTGATTTGTGCGGCCTTGTAGCGCAAGCCTTCGGCCTCGATGCGGAGTGCCTCGGCCTTTGCTGACTTCGTAGCCTGAACGGTGGTCTGGCGCAGGGCCGGCCCACCAGGTGCCGCCATCTCACGGATCTCATCCAAAGCACCCTTGAGGACGGTGATGTCCTCCTCGTACTTGGTCAGAGCCGCCTTGTAGGTGGCGATTTCCTCGTCCACGCCGAGAGCCTTGCGGATCTCGTCGCGGAGTGCGGTCTTGTCGGTGTCGCTCGCGGTGTCCGCGGCGGCAGCCTTGATGAGGTCGGCGCTCACGCCGAGTCCAATGTAAGCCATGTCGTCTCCTGACGGTTCTTTGTTGTCCATGTCCCAGCCGGTGAAGGGGGCGTCGGTTTCGTTTTCCGAAGCCTCGCTCGTCCACCAGTCAAGGAACATCGAGAGAGTGCAGAGCAACTGCGTCACGTCCGCGACTTCGTTCTCGGTGCCCGCGAGCATCTCGTCGAGTTCGGCCTTGATGAGCGCGATGAGTGACGCACGCACGGCCACGAGGTCGGCGGGGTCGTGCATGAGGTCGTCGGCCTTCGTCAGGTCGGCGTCCGCGCCCTTCCAGTTGTCGGGGATGAGGTCTTCCTTGCCGAGAGCCTTCGCGCGAGCGATGATGTGCTTCTTGGCGGCGTCCTTGTCCTTCGCGCGACCGTAGGACTGGATTGCGTTCTTGAGGTCGGCGACGGTCTTGACGGGGAACGAGCCGTCGGGCAGAGCCTGACCGGCGTCGGCGAGAGCCTGGCGCTCCTTGTCGGAGTAGTCCTTCTTCTCGACCTCGGCGTCCGCGCCCTTCACGTCGTGGTTCGCGTCGTCCGCGTTGGCGGGCTGAGTCGGGCTGGACTGAATGATGTCCTCGTTCGAGTGCTCGGGCTGGACACCCGTGCCGTGGCAGTTCTCACAGGGGACGCTCGTCATGTCCTCTTCGGCGACGTTGCCCTTGAAGCCGGTGCCACCGCAGGCGTTGCAGGGTTGCATCTGCTTGTCGCGGGCGGCCGCTTCGGCGTTCTGCAAGGGGGTTTCAATCATTTCGGCTTCGGCGTTGAGCGTGGCGCCCTCCGCGAACTTGATTTCGTCAGACACGGCTGAACCTTTCACTAACTCGCCGTCGACTGACTTAGCGATTTCGATGACCGCGCTGGGGTTAGCGGGTCGGTCGACGAGGGATACCTCGACGATTTGGCCGGACACGATGCGACCACCTGGGGCAGCTGCGTCCTTCACCACTCGGGCGTTCTTGATACCAACCGAGAAGCCGGTGTAGATGTCCTCTTCGACTTTCAGCGCGGCGTCCTTGTCGACAATCTTGGCCTCGACGATGAACCCGTTGCCGGACTGCTCCATCTCGACGGCCTTGCCAACGGCCTTCGCGCCGTGCATCTCGCGGATGTTCCCGATTTCCATCCACTTCGGCATGGCGGTCTTCAGCCACTCGGGGTCGCAGATCTGCTCGTCCAGGTCGAGCGTGTCGTCGGTCGCGAGACCCTTGACGCGCAAGTAGCCGTCCTCACCGCGCTTGACGGTCAGGTTGCCGAAGTAGACGTGCTTGATTTCGTTAGTCATTAGTCCTCCGAGGGAAGGGGTAGGGTTTCGTCGGGAATAATCGCGATGACGGCGCAACGGCAGGCGGGGTGCGCCGGTGGGTAGTCGTCACCGAAGGAGTGGTCGCCCGCTTGCTCTTCGCACTCGGGGCACGCTCCGTCGTAGGCCAGCCAGGTGAAGCCGTCCATGCCGGAGTTCTGGTACTCGTCCACCGAGGCGCCGATGAAGGCGCGGTTGGTTTCGGTGATGGCGATGATGTCGGCGCGACCTGGGTTGTTCAGCAGGTCGTTGATGCCCGCCGAGATTTCCTGCCACGTCGAGCCAGCGGTCAGTCCGTCGGCGATAATGGTGCCGATGCGATTCGTGGTGGTCTTGGTGATGCCGTCCACGGTGTAGCCCGCGTTCGACCAGATTTCGCCGAGGCGCTTGCCCGCGACCTTCTCGGCCGCTTCGGGGTTGCCAGGCTTCCAGTTCGCCCAGTCCACGCCACCGACGAGGCCACTCATGCCCGAGCCGAGTTTGGCAGCGCCACCCATGTCGTCGAGCGCGGTCTTAGCGCCGGTCATGCCAGCGTCGCCGTAGAGGCGCTTCAGAGCCTTTACGAGGGCCTCTGGGTCGGTCTTGGCCGTGTGGTCTACCGCGTTGCGTGCGATGGCCTTCTTGTCGGGGTCGGCGGCCTTGTTGTAGTGGCTCGCGACTTCGACGGCGTGCTTGGCAATCTCGTCGGGGTTGGTGACGAGCTGACGCAGGGCTTCGGCGATGACCGGACGGTAGTAGTCCTCAATCGTCACTTTCTTGCCGTGGTGCGGAAGGTCGGCGGCCCCAGCCTTCGCTAGAGCCCCGAGTAAAAAGGGCGGTCAGGCTCCGCGGCCTTCTCGCTTCCGACGAGGCGCTTGACCCACGAGTAGCCCGCGTCACCGCCCCACGCGTCCCACGCGACACGACCAGGTGAGGGGAAGCCCTCTTCGCCCGAGGTGAAGCCCGTGGCGTCCTTGTCGCTCTGGTGGCGGTCGAAGTAGGCCTTCATGCGTCGGACGGTCGCCATTGAGACGCCAGCGCCACGAGCGAGGTCAGAGGCACGCTTGCGCCCTACGTCGGTGAAGCCGGAACCGGCCTTGCCGTCGGCGATCCACTCGAGGGCACGCTTGGCGGCTTCTTGCACGCCAGCCGGAGGGGTGTAGGTCTCGCCCTTGATGATTGCTTGGGCGTCTTGATTCAGTGCGTAGGCGTCGTCCTCGTTGATGGCCGAGAAGTGAAAGTCGCGCCACGCGCCGGTCTTGGTGCGAGCCTTGACGAACTTGTTGAACGCGGCCAGTTCGGCCTTCACACGATCTTCGGCGTTTTCGCCCTGACTGACTGGTGCTTGACCTTCGCCTTGTGGCCCTTCTTCGCTGCTTTGTGGGCCTTGTGCGCTGCCTTGTGTGCCTTGTGCAACCTGCTCATGGGGCTCTCCAACTTGTCCGGTGGTTTCCCCCGACGTGGTCGTTTCAAGCGTGCCACGGAAGTAGACGGGGCCTTGCGGGGTGGCGATGAACGGCTCGTCGGCGCTCGGGTCGTCGTAGAGGGCGAGGCCGAGTTCACCGCGCACGTCGTTGAGGGTCATCTGGCCGGACTCGATGGCGACCTTGTAGGCGTTGAGGCGGGTCTGCTCGCTCTCGCCAGCCTGCTCGTCGTTCAGGACGAAGGTGACGTTCTTGTCCGCGTCGAGGAAGCGACGGCAGAGGGCGTTGACGAACTCGACGACGTAGTTCTCCATCGGGCGCTGTGAGACGATTTCGGCGCTCTCCTGCTGACCCTTGTGCTCGCCCGAGCCACCGAGGCCGGAACGGGGCATGACGCCGAGGGCGGTCGGTGAGACACCGAAGCACGAAGCGATGCGCTTGATGATGAACTCGTCGTACTCCGGCTTGAAGTAGGAGTCCACCTGGGGCATGGCAATCGGTTCAAAGCCGTCCGGCAGAACCTTGATGCGGTGGCGCTCGGCGGTCGAGCCGGTCAACTTGTCGTTGAGGATGCGCTCGTAGGCGGCCAACTTCAGCGCGTCGAGTTCCATTGAGTTCGTGCGCATCCAGGTCTTCGGCGTGGAGCCGTCCTGATACTCGCTCCGGCGCCAACGCTGGCGCTCGAGGTACTCCGTCGCGCTTGGAATGGACTGCTCCACGGGGCTGTAGCCGTAGACGCTCCAACTGCGACGGTTGCGGACGCTGACGAACAGTTGATCCGTGAGGAACTGGTCGGCACGCCCAGCGCCCGAGAAGAACTCGCCGTCCGCGTCGGGGCTGGCGGTGAACTCGCCGCGTGGGAAGCCGTGAAGGATTTGTTGGAACGCGGGCGCTGGCGGGTGAGGAATGTCGCCTCGGTTGTCCAGCAGGATTTTGATGGTCGGCGAGTCGATGATGTCGAAGCCGAGCAACTTCTTGCCGAGACTGTAGCGGGGGTAGACGCAGAGTTGGTCAAAGACGAACA